GCAGGAAGACTATCTTGAAATTTCTCTTTGGTCTTTAAAAATAAAACAATAAGACATATTATTATACATACTATTAAAAGTAATTGTATCATTAATATATAAATATATAAAAAATAATATTAAAACTAATTAAAATGTATCAAGTTCATTATCATAGCATAATTTCCATACATTTAATTGACTAATTCTTCCAGGTCTCTGACCTCTACCTATAATTTGTGTAGTGCGATCTTTTTTCATTGAATGATACAATACAATATCAGTAGAATTTTGTAAATTAATACCATTAGCACAATGATTGGCATTAAGAAGTAATACATCTATTTTATCATGACTTTCATAATCTTTAAATAATCTTATAGTTTTATTTGTAGTATTTGTAGTTCCAGTTACATAAGAGTATTTAATATTTTTAGTTTCTAAATAATCTTCAATATCATTAAAAGAATTATTATATTCTGAAAAAATTAACATTTTAAATTTGGGATTTTTGATTTGCTTATCAATAATTTTTTTTAGATTTATAAGTTTACTAAATAAATTATCCTCTTCTTTTTTTGGTTGCGGTTCATTTGTTGCTATAATTAATGAATTGAAGTCAATGGATGCTCTACAAAATGGACATTGTTTTTTCTGGTGAAGCCATGTAGAAATACATTCAAAACAATATTTAGTATTACAACATGGTGAAATAGTTGTATTATTAACTTCATCATAACAAATAGAACAAACATTACTACTATTTAATTTTTCTTGAATAGATGATATTTTATTTTTAACATCTTCAACTTTTTGATACATATTTTTAATACTTTCTTCTTTTGCTTTTTTACTGCTAAATGTCATTTTAGATTTCATTTCTATTTCAATCATTAAATTTTTTAATTTAATTTCTAAATCTTTTGTAACTCCTTTAATAATATCATTTTCAGTATATTTTTTACAATCTACTTTCTCAATTGCCCCTTTTAAATCACCAGCATTAATATGATTAATGATTTGTTGAGAAACATTTTTATTTAATACTTTAAGATAATATGGCATTTTACAATTAATAATATGTTCTTTATAATCTTGTAAATTAAAAGCTTTTCTAATAAAGTCATCAGAATTTCTTAAAACTAAATATTTTTTATAAGCATTTGGAAACTGAACAATATTTAACATAGTATTTTTAATAAAACCTGAGTTAGTTAACCCAGACTCTATAAATCTTATAGTAAACCCTCCACTATAATTATAATAATTTGATATGGTTCCTTCCTCATTTTTCCAAACAATTTTAGAATATGGATTTAATAATGTATTAAATGAGGAAGAAACAAACCAAATAAATGATGCATTAATATAATGTGTATTTGTAATTTTTAGTATCTCAGCTTCATCAAAAATATATCGTGAGAATTGATTGCTAGAATTCCAATACGGAAGATTTAATTTTATAAAATCATTAAAACGGGTATTTGTAATAAGTATAATTTTAGCATTAAATGTTTTACTTTTTTCTTCAGTAGTAAAATAGTCCTTAAAATTATTTAATGCTTTATTTGTATTTATTCCAAAATAGGGTAAATCTGTAAATTTTTCAATAGTATCTTTCCATTGCTTAAATATAATATGTGGAATAACAATAATATTATAAGGTTGAATATTTACTTCATTTAATGATATTTCACTACAAGTGACCAATCCTTTATGAATAAGATTAGGTAATTTATTTTCTAATACATTTTGTTTAGAAATAATAGATAAAATAGTAATAGTCTTACCACTTCCTACAGTATCTCCAATAATACCAAATTTACTTTTTATTTCACTATTTGTATTTTGTTCTTGATTAGTTATAAGAATAGGATTAATACTTGACTCTTCCAGTTCTCTACATTTTTTTAGTAATGCCAATTGATGAACTTTCAATGTTAACTTAATATCTTTAGGTTGTGTGTCTTTAGGAAAAGAATCATCTAAAACAATTGAATTCATTCTTAATAATCTTATAAAAAAAAAATATGAATCAATTTTATTCAATTCAGTTTTAATATTATTCTGGTTCATTAAGTAATTCTTCTAATAACTCGCTGTTATTAAGGTCTTTATTTTTTTTGCTATATATAAAATCACTACCTAAAAAAAATAATATACCTAAAACATAGTATACTAGTAAAATATAGTAATACATATATTTTTTAAGTAATTTGTTTATAAGTATAAAAAAAATATAAATACATTAAAATATGAATATTATAGAAAAAAAATTAGATGCCTATGAAATAGCTGAAAATGTATATAATGATACAATTATTTCACCAAATGATATTATAACAATAGAAGGTTGTGATTTAAAAGGGTATTTTGAGATGTTAATCATTATTTTTATGGAAGGTATGTTTAAATTTTGTAGATATGCTATAAATGAGAATAATAAGTTTAATTTAAATGCCTTAAAAGAAAATGATATTCTCAAAATTAATAGTTATTTTAAAAAAATAAATATTAGAATGACATTTAGAATATTTGATAATAATGAATGGAATGTAAATTATATTGATAAATATAAATCATATGATAAAATAGAAATAAATAGTGCTACTAAATTAGAAGAGTTATATGCTATATTTTATGTTTTTCCTAATGTATATTTAGTTAATTTCACTAATAAAACTGAATAAAACTGAATAAAATTGAAATCAAAATTTCAATATTTGTATGCTTAAAAAAAGATACTATGTATTTCTATATTTACAATGGAGTAATTTATACATTAGATCATCAATTAAAAATAGCAGATTTCAAAACATATCTTTTAGCAAATACATTCAAAAAAAAAAATTATTTTGTAGATAATATTAAAATTTCATATGATATTCAAGATAAAACGTATATACCTTATGAAAAAGATATATTGAATCCTTATATACTATATAATATTTCAATCGTTCCAATTGATTGTGAAAAACATCTAAATTAATAGTATATGATATATTATCCAATAATTTTATTAGTATTGATTATACTAATTATATATTTTTATATATACATCCAATATAATTTAACGTATGTACCTCCACCAACTATAACTACCAAATCTATACAAACATGTGATTTAGGTTTTGTAAAATCCCAAGATCAAATAAATCTTGATTATATAGCACCTGATATAGATTATGGTATGATTAATTATTATAAAATATTTGATTAGAATTATTTTTTAATACATAAATAAATGAAAAGTGTTAAAATGAATATGAATTATGTTAATTCAATATTACTAGTTGTTGTATTAGTATTAGTTATAATGTGTTGTATGAATAAAAATAATGATGGATTTAAGTGTATTGGAAGGAGAAATTTTGAAAATAAAATGGCAAATGAATTAAGAAATAAATTCATGAAAAGATAAATATATCTATTTTTTGATTAATTGATGAATAATCACATTTTTTATTATTTCTATTATTTTCTACAATATCAAGTAATTTTTCTTTAATATTATTTAATAAATTTATTTTTTTATTATATTGAATTAATGTGTTCAAATTATATTTACTATTAAATGCCATTGTATTTAATGTAATAGATTTAAGTGAATAATATAAATTAGTGTAATATAGTTCATTATTTAATTGAGTATCATGTATTAATTTTATAGTATAAAATATTTCATTATATAAATGTTTATCATCAATTACAAGTAAATATCCATTATTTTTAATAATTGGACTATCTATTTTATTTACACCACTTATACTATCTATTTTATACCATATTCCATTTATCTTTTTATTTAACCAAACATGACCTTTGTTAAATTCAAAATAACACCACAATGTCTGAATTAATTTATTGTATCTATCAATATCTATATGATTTCTTATACCATTATATGAGTTTATAGGTATTAAAAAAATATATTTATTGTCTAACCTATCTAGAATATAGCTTATAATACAGCGTCCCTCAGAAAATCCATCCATACCTTGGGTTTTAAGTCCTTTCATTAGTTCATCATATTCACTACAATACTTGACGAAATCAGATTGATCTAATTTTTTAAATCCAAAATAGGCATTTATTGAATGAAGACGACATAAATCACCTTGTTGTCTTTCACAATAAATATTAGAATTCATACTCTAAATAAAGTAAATGTAAATATATTAATAATTTAACTTAAACTATCATTTATTTGTAAAAAGTATTTACTTGATTATTAACACGAACAAAAGTAGCGCATTTACTTATATCTTTTAATTTACTAGCACCAATATAAGTACATGTGCTTCTCATACCTCCTAATATATTTTGAATCGTATTTTCTACACTTCCTTTATAAGGCACTTTCACTGTTTTTCCTTCCGATGATCTATATTTTGCTACACCACCATGATGCTTATTCATCGCTGTTTCCGAAGACATGCCATAAAATAACTTATATTTTTTACCATCTTCTTCTACAATATCACCTGGACATTCATCATGTCCAGCCAACATACTCCCAATCATAACAAAATCAGCACCACCGCCAATAGCTTTACTTACATCACCAGGATGACAAATACCACCATCACTAACAATCATACCATTTAGACCATGAGCAGCATCACTACATTCTAAAACAGCACTAAATTGTGGTAATCCAACACCAGTTTGAAGACGTGTAGTGCAAACTGCTCCACTACCTATACCAACTTTAATAATATCAACACAACCAGATATAATAAGTTCTTCTACTATTTCGCGTGTAACAACATTACCAGCAATAAGGGTTATATTAGGAAAATCCTTTCTAACTTTTTTACAAAAATCAATAAGTTTAAACATATATCCATTTGCGACATCAATACAAATAAATTTAACATTAATATTATGTGCTTTTAAAACATGAATATTATCAGATAAAATAGTGTAATCTTTATCTAAAATACCAGTGCTTAAAATAAAATAATTTGGATCATATCCTTCATCACACGCTTTAATAATATCATTAACATCAATATATTTATGGAAACAAGTTAAACATTTATATTTAGATAATGCTTTAAACATTTCAACATTAGAAATAGTGTCCATATTACTAGATATAATTGGAACACCAGTCCAACTTTGTTTACTATGTTTAAATGTAAATTTTTTTTCAAGTGATACTTCACTCCTAGAACTTAATGTAGACCTTTTAGGTCTAAATAGAACATCACTAAAATCTAATTTAATATCGTTTTCAATTTTCATATTATAAATAATAGTGTAATTATCTTTAACTATTTTTTTAAAAATCTAATTAAAGTAATCAATATAAATATAAATAAGAATTATGGAAAAAAACATTGAGGAATTAAAAAAACATGGAGTAACTATATTAAAATCAATATATACAAAAAAAAATATAGAAG